ACGGCGACCACCGAGATCTACACTCTTTCCCTACACGACGCTCTTCCGATCTTGAAAAATTAACAAAGTCATTCTTAACAATGGGTGACGCTATTGGCCTTTCTGGTGACCGTTTAACACAAGTGGGGATGGACTTCACTCATATGCTTTCAGCATCTACCTTGCACTTAGGGGAATTAAATCAGATTACTGATGCATTCCCTATGTTTGGGGAAGCGTTGCTTAAATATGAGCGTAAAGTTCAGCATAGCTCATCGTTAACTATGAATGAACTGCGAAAGCAGATTTCTGCTGGTAAAATCTCAGCTAAAGATGCAGAAGCGGTAATGAACGAACTTGGAAACAAGTATAAAAAAGCTTCTGATAATTTAATGGGCACTTTACCTGGTATGCTTCGTCAAATAAAAGCACAAGGTCAAGGCTTATTAGGAGCGATGGTTGACCCACTTAATAAAGCGGTCAATCCAATTATGAAGCAAGTCTCTAAATGGGTCGCCGATGATCATACTAAAAAGGAATTCAGTAAACTAGGTGACGCTGCTAACACAGGTGTCGCCGCAGTAATGCAAGCTTTTGCTAATGCATTTGGTAATGGCTCAATCACTCAAATGCTTGACAACATGATTAACGGTCTCACAAGTGCTGTTACTAAGTTTTCAAACTGGCTTGCTCGAAATGGAACCAGTATTGTTAAGATATTCGCTTCAATTGGTAGTATTGCGAAGAGTGTTGGCACCGGGTTTATCTACGCACTGTCTGATTTCTTACACCTAATTCCGGGCGTTCACAGCTCAGGTATGAAAGGAATTGCTGATGCATTTTCTGAAATTGCTAAGCACAAGACAGCGCTGCAGATTGTAGGCCGTATCTGGGCTACTTACTTTGTTGCTTCCAAAATTATGAGTACTGCTAAGGCAATGAATGAGCTATACAAGAATATGTTGGCCATTGCTACCCTTAGCAAAATCAAATCTCCAACAGGAACATTATTCGGTGACTTAGGTTATTTGAACGGTGGTCGGGTAAGAAAAGTAGCAGACAAAAGTGCTACATCTCGCCTAGCTCGATATGGCAATATTGAAAAGCAAGGAGTACAAATTGCTCCTTATCTTGATGAAAATGGGTTCAAAGGTGCTTGGTCGAAATTTACAAGAACATTGCCAATTTTGGGTTCTTCTGCTGGCAAACAAACTGGTGAAGCAGTAAGCAAAGGATTGTTAACTAGATTTACTGGTGGACTAACTGGATTAGAAAGTCTTGGCAAAGGTATAGCTGGTAAATTAGGCGCTGGAATTTCAATTGGTTTATCTGCTATCGATTTAGCGCGTGGCCTTACTCCATCATTCAAAGGTGATCGTTGGAAAGAAGTCGGTAAAGGTGCTGGTGGTTTAATTGGTGCTGGTATTGGTGGCTTCTTCGGCGGACCTATGGGTGCAACGATTGGTGGCTCAATTGGTAATATCGTTGGTGGCTGGTTAGGTAAAGCTGCGCATAAAGGATTTAACTTTATGCGTGACGTATTTCATGGCCGTATTACTTTCTCAGGTATCGAACACGGCTTTTCTCAGACAATGAGCAAGGTTGGTAAGTGGGCGCAAGATACTTGGAAGAAAATCAAAGCTTGGTGGAATCAAGATCCAACTGAAGAAGGGCGAAGTAAAGCTGAAAAGTCAGCAAACAAGAAACCGACTGAGCATGAAATTAAATCGCTAGGCGGTAATCACTATTCAAAAGCTGATATAGCCAATATCAAAGAGATGAATAAGGCTGTTGAGGCCTATACAAAAACCCTCCGTAATCTAAAATCAACGATTAAGAAGAATGACCCTACTAAAGAATTAAATTCTATGAATAAGGTTCTGAAACAGTCTGCTAAATACTGGTTAGCATTATCTAAGCCATTAAAGCAGATAGCTAAGTCATTCCAGAATATGAAGAAACCACTCGACAATATCAGCAAGTCTATGAAAGAACTTACTGGTAAGAAGAGTGGTTTAGGTACATTTGATAAGGATTTAACGAAGCTTGAAAAGGACTTACAGCACTCTAAGATCGGTCAAGAATTTACTAAGCTTAGCAAAGAAATTAAGAAGAGCGATCTTGTTAAGACTTTGCAGAAACTTACTAAAGAGATTAGAGATTCCGTTAAATATTGGAAAGAGTTCGCTAAGCCTGTAAAGCAGACAACAACCGAATTCACCAAGTTCAGTAAGGAATTAAAGCCGTTTAACGGCAAGAACAATCCACTTGATAGGCTTGGAAAGAGCATCGAAAGTCTTACTAAGTCACTAAAGAAGAATCGGTTTGGCAATGAACTTGCTAAACAAATGCAAATTGCTAATAAGTCGATGAGTGGTCGTGGTTCGGTTGAGTCTAAGTTCTCTAGCATGACAAGGACACTTGAAAGAGATTTGTCACGGTTTAAGTCAGCGTTTAATCGTGATTGGCGAGACGTTTGGGATGATCTTTCAAGTTATCCTTCAAGAGCTTTAAGTAGGGTCGTTTCAACTGTTTCAAGCCGCTTTAATTCGATTGAGAATCGTGAACGTTCCTTTACTTCTAAATTCCTTAGTGGTTGGAGAAGCTGGAATAATTCAGTTGTTAGTGAAATGCGTAGTGCGTTTGGTAAGCTACCAGGTATTGCTCAAAAGGCGATGTCTGGAATAGTTAGTCGTTTGAACAGTGGGATTTCGGCTATTAATAGCGTTATCGGTGATTTTGGCGGAGATAAGCGATTATCGCCTATTCACTATGCTCAAGGAACTTTTGCCCATCCAGGTGGTAAAGCTATTGTTAACGATGGCTTACAAGCTAATAAGACTGAATTGATTTGGCAACCGTCGCAAGGTTGGGGAACAGCACAAGGTCAAAACGTTGTACGTGATCTTGAAGCTGGATCGATGGTGCTTGACGCAGATCGATCACAACCATATCTAAACTATGGATTATTCCCTCACTATGCTAACGGTACTCTATCAGAAGCTGAGCAGGATAAAATCTCACAAGAATTCATTGCTAATCCGGTACAGGCTTCAAAGAATCTTGTACTTAAGCTAACTAATTGGAATTCGAGTGTCCCTGCGATTGCTGATTTAGGACAAGCAATGGCGGTCGGATTCTCACGTGGAATTGCGAACGTGCTTAAAGATTTACTGGGTATTATTAAAGAGCCAGTTCATGGTGATTGGACACCTGTTATTAGATCAGCAGCACGTTTAATGCATGTTTCATTATCAGAAGGCCAAATTGGTAAGTTACTTCGTCAAATTCAAACTGAATCAGGCGGTAATGAAAAGATTAGCCAGCAGATCAGTGATGTTAACTCAGCAGCAGGTCACCCAGCACAAGGGTTGCTTCAATTTATTCCTTCAACGTTTAATACATGGGCAATGCCAGGTCATCATAATATTCTTAGTGGTTTTGACCAAATTATGGCTGCCATCAATGCTCTTAATCATGGCGGAGAAGGTGGCTGGGGCAATATTGGTAATGGTCATGGTTGGGCCTCTGGAGTCCATATGACTCACCGTGATTATGCGATGATTGGTGATAATGCCGAGAGCGATGAGTATGTAATTAACCCATATAACGGCAATGCAATGCCACTAATGCAAGATGCTTACCAAACGATGATGAACCATCACCCTGAATGGAGAACACCAACTTATAGTGCATTTAATAGCCAAGTAATTGAATTAATCAAGACGGCTATTACTAAGCTAGATAATATTGATATGCACCCACATGTTACTGTTGAGGATGTTGCACGCCCAGTTAATAAGTACAATGCCAAGAATTACAGTCTAAGGAGTTGATAAATTGATACAAGTATTTTCACAACGCAAAAATAAGCCTAGCAGGTATCAGTTTATGAAGCCTAGCGAGTTAGGCTATGATTCTGATGAATACTTAAGCTTTGACCCAATTGAATTCGCAATCTCAAAAGATGGAATCGATTGGCGCAGCGAATTTGACAACGCAGAATTAAAGGGTGCTTATTGTTATAAAGCCCCCGATGTTCAGCCAGCTAATCCTGTTGATAATCTACAGAAGGTAGCATTAATGGATGGATCTAGACTGTTGTCTACTAGCTATGGTACTCGTGAGTTAAAAATGGAAATGATCTTTATAGGAATGGACGAAGGTGATGCAATGCTTGCTTATGATGCACTGCAACGCTTTTTAATTTCTCGTGATCCTTATTGGGTTTGCTTTGCTAATTGGCCTCAACGCATGTATTATGTGCGGGCTAAGCTAGCGGCACCAACTTTTACGAGTGAAAAATCGTGGACGTGTGAAGTAACGTTTACCGACATTATTGGATTAAGCCGTAGTGTAGGCACAACTCAAGATCCCGTACTAGGGTTTGGCAATAATCTTGAGGTTCAACCTAGATATTCGTTTAACAGTAATTCATTTACTTTGGTTAATACGAGTGATGTGTTGATTGATCCTGAACGTCGCGGACATCCATTCAAGATGACATTGCAAGGCTCGTCTTCAGGAAAAATGAAAGTTACTAACACAACTACCAGTACCAGCATTTATAAGGAAAGCGGCTTTAACGGATCTTTTGTGTTAGATGGCGTTGAACCATCTTGTAACGGCAAGAATTGTTCGCTAGATACTGATTGCGGAATTATTACGTTACAGATTGGCGAAAATCATTTCAAAGTCGAAAACTTCAACGGGACAATTTCATTTGATTATCCGGACTGGTGGTTATCATGAGTGAGTTTGTATGGCTAACTAACGGAATTAGTAATAAGCTGGCAACGGAAGCACGTAAAGCCGATTGGCAGGATATGCACACATCATTTAAGGCTAATTTTCAGTTGAGTTCAGCTTATGAAATCTCATTTACACTAACTTATACCGAGCAATATAAAGATGCTTTTAATCTAGTCAAAGAAAAACGCTATGTAAATTATCGTGGTCATGATTACCTAATCCAGCAAGTGGAAGCCAAACATGATGAAAATGGATTGGCTACCCTGCAAGTAACGGCTACTCATCGGCTAATTGATGCTATGAAAGATATAGTCCTTTATTCAACAATTCCGACAGAAGGAAATCCTGAGGTTAGCGGTGGCGGTAGTAGTGATTCTGGAGATGGTGATAGTGGTGATCCACAACCGGGTATTGTCACTAAACAAACCGCCGTTCAACAGACCTATCCACTAAACGAACGATTGGATCATTTCTTTAATCCAAACGAATGGGGAATCACTTACAAGCTACATGGTAATTTCCCACAAGCAGCAGTTGACTGTACTGGTTCGTTATATGAATGGTTGAACAGTAACTTAAAATTATTTGGTGCTTATTGGAAACCAGATAGTGACATGGTTGTTGGCATTTATGATCTGGAAAGCTTAAAGAAGCCTACTAATAAAGTGTTTCGTTACCTTCATGATATGTCTAACGTAGATATTCAAAGCGATGCTACGAATTTGATTAATGATGTTTGGGTTTACGGCGGAAAAATGGAAAAAGACATTACTTCTGTTCTTGGACCAGGCGGTCAAACCAACGGAGCTACCGAACCACAAAATGGTGACTGGACGCCGGTTATACAAAATGCTGCTTCGTTAATTGGAGAAAAATTATCAGATGCTGATATTGCTAACATTAAAAATCGAATACGAATTGAATCAAATGGTAATGAAACAATTCAAAATAATTGGGATAGCAATGCACAGGCAGGCCATCCGTCAATTGGATTAGTACAGTTCATTCAATCGACATTTGATTATTATTGCCGTCCACCTTATACCGATATTCGCAAAGGATTAGATCAGTTAATCGCGATGATGAACATTCCAAACTGGCGACAACAAATTGCCGGTTCTGGCGGTTGGTCTCCACATGGTGCTCCAATTAGTAAAGCTACCATTGACATTAAATCAGTCGTTGACAACAGCTGGGGATGGCCTTTCCCGTGTGGAGAGGGTCATTTTTTATTGGGGCAAACTTTTGGAACGCACCCTCAAGATGGAGTGGGGCGAACTAATGGCTTTCATGATGGATTAGATTTTGGATCAATTGATCATCCCGGCAACGAAGTTCACGCAATTCATAGCGGAGAAGTAAAGACAATCAGTTGGGGTGACGGAGGAATTGGATTCTATGTAGTTATTCAAGATTCTTCTGGACTCAATGTTGAATATCAAGAGGCTTTCTCTAATCAAAGTAATATTACTGTAAGAGTAGGTCAGCAAGTTAAAACAGGCGATGTAATCGGCTATCGAACCACTAACCATCTGCACGTTGGGATTACCAAACATAACTTTCCGGAAGCTTTTAGTCACGCTTTCAGCAATGACGGGACGTGGATTGATCCGCTTAGTACAATTAAAACTGGTATTGCTAATGGAGGCTCTACGCCTGTAAGTAGTAGTGATGGGGAGTCAACTACTTCAACTACTAGTGAAACCTATTACTCACTTGTATATCATTTTGAAAATCAAGAAAGTATCGACAAATACGGAAGACGAAAGGGTGCACCTATTACAGTTGATAGCATTTATGATCTGGATGCATTGAAGAAGTATGCTGAAAATACTGTTCAATACAATCCCAATACAACACTTACTATCAGCGACTTTACAGGTGAAGCAGAACTTGGCGAGGTTATTAGATTAATTGTTCCAGAGCGTAATCTAAATACTGATGTCACGCTTGTTGGCGTATCCGGTAATAGCGATTATTTTGATCCAAATGGAGTTAAGGAATTGACCTTTAATAATACTGGCTTAGCGATGAAAGATGTTAATGTAGCCATTATGAAGGACCTGCATGATATTAATACAGGTACACCTCAATTAAACTACTATGGAGCAACCGGTGGACGTGAAGAAGATCACTGGGCCAATATTAAATTTAATGACAAGCAGATGGACTACTTAAAATCAGTAACTAAAGCAGGAGGTGAGATTAAGAAAGATGGCAACAAACACTGATGGACGTGAAGAAATTAAACCTGTTGCACCAACTGAACAGACAAAGTGGCGTGATCCCAGTCTTGTCGGCAAATACATGGTTGATCCTAAAACAGGATTGGCCGGCCTTTTTCGATCCCCTGACAATGGTGAGACTTGGGTTCTTACCGATACTGTCTATGGTCACGTTTATAATCAAGACGAGGTTGACAACATTTGGGACAACGGTGCAGGTCACAAAGTAGCAGATGAAATCAAATCTGCTACAGCCGACTTGCCAAACGTCCGCAAACAAGCCGATGAGGCTGTGAAATTTGCTGAATCCGCCATCGCTGCAAGTAAGGTCAATAGTGATGCGATTGTTGCACAGAGTTCAGCGGTGGTTGAAGCAAAGTCTGCAATGGATAGTGCTACGGCGGAAATTCAGCAATTGAAAGCTAATGCGGCTAGTGATGTTGCTCAAATAGAATCAACTATTGCTAAAGTTCAAACTAGCATCAATCAAGCGAAGTCCGCAAATGAGTCAGCCGTCCAAGCAGTTCAAGCCGAACTTAAATCGACAAGTGACTCGATGGATAGAGTCGAAAAGCGATTAAATGAGGTTGGAACTGACCTTGACACTTATGCTAAAAGTGCTGCTGAACAAGGACATGACATTACTCAGATTAAGCAGAAACAAGGCCAGTTTGAAGCTGATTTTGCCTCTGCGCAGGGAAATGTTAATCAGATTCAAGCTGATATCAAAGGCTTACGTCAGAATGTCAAAGACAATCAAGGTAACATTGCCTCATTATTAACTTCTGCTGATAAGTTACAAGCGTCAATGACAGATGCAGAGAAAAACATATCTAACCTGCTTTTAACAGCAAGCAAGTATGAGCAAACATTCAAGGATCAGGATGGACGTTTAAGCAAAGTAGAGCAGACTGCTACTGAACATACGAGTGAATTGGCCGACGCAAAGGGTAATATTGATAAGGTCACGCAGAAAGCAGACAATCTGCAATTATTACTTAGCGATGCTCAAAAGAATATTCAAAATATTCAGCTTGACGCTAAAGGTCTGCATGACACATTAATAGGTCAAGGTAATCAGTTAGCGAGCTTGAATGTGACGCTTAACAGCCTTGATAGCAAGTATTCTGGTATTACAGGCGACCTGCAATCAAAGCAAACCGCACTTAGCACTGAACAACAGCAGACTAAGGATATGCTTTTAAGGAAAGCTGACAAATCCGAAGTTGACAACGTCAAAGGAACAGTTAGCAAAGTTAGTGCTGAGCAAAAGGTAATGGCTGATCAGATTAGTTCTAAGGTGTCATCTGCTGATTATCAGAAGGATAAAACTGATACGATTACTGCCATTGAAAAGAACTCCACCGCAATTGATGAAACTAACAAGCTCGTTAGCATTAAAGCTGATAAGACGGAAGTTAATAATCTCAACAATACGGCGCAACAGATTAGTTCTCGTCTTGACATCTTAGCTGGTGAAGTTAAATCAAAAGTTGATGAAACTAGGGTTAATAACATTGTTGACGGTAAAGGCTACGCAACGACTAGTACAGTTCAGTCATTAGTTGACCAGAAAGCGGGAACGATCAATGAGAGCATCACGAACCTGACTAGCAAGGTAAACGGCAATAACGGTGGTGGTGTGAACCTGCAAGGTGAGACCGATGCTTGCTCATTCCCAATTGGGAATAACGGTAACACTACAAGTATCGAGACTTATAGCGGTTCTACCAAGATGATTCATGCTAAGAACGGCGGCTTTTACACCTCATATGATGTTAGGTCATTCGTTCCAACACCGGGTGAGACATACACTCTTTCGGCTGATGTAAAGGGCGATGGTGTACTTTCCGGCGGTGTATTTAAATATGAAGGCGGGGATAACGGTAATTTAGGCACGATTCAGCTGACCAAAGATTGGAAACGAATATCTAATACGGTCCATATTGATAAGGTAAGAGGACAATGGATATTCTATCCGTCCAGTAGTAGTGATTTTTATCTTAAGCATCTTAAAATTGAGCGTGGATCTGTTGCTACTCCGTGGACGCCTGCCCCGTCTGACAACGCCACCGTCACGCAGGTACAATCACTCACCGCCTCAATCGATGGCTTACAGTCAAGAGTTACTAACTATCAGAATGACACGTCCTCAAAGTACACTCAATTATCGAGTTTAATGCAGTCAAAAGTAAATCAAGGTGATTTGTCCTCTGTTAGAACACAACTGGCTAATGCGATTAATGATCGTGTTGGTAAAGGCGAGTTAATGAGTCAGATTAACTTACAAGCAGGTAATACTCTGATTCAGACTGGGAAACTTTACTTGGATTCCTCATCGGTCGTATTTTCCGGTCGTGCTTTTATTCCAAGTGCTGCAATCTCGGAACTAGATGCTGATAAGCTGACATTCTATGGCAACGGCTCACGTGCTACTATCGGTGCCAGTGTTGCTCAGTATGACCAAGATAGAGTTAAAAGTACCATTAATCTTCAGTACCAGGGTGGTTTCGAAATTCACTCATCTAATCAGCTAGGGTCAATTCTAACAATGCATGATAATACTGTTCGGCTGGCTTCAAGGTCGCAAACGTATAGTGCGGGCTCTGGTAAGCCGCTTGATCAACAGTATTCTGGCTTTTGGGCCGGTTCAAACCATGCCTTAATTAATGCAGTAGATAGTGAAGGAAAAACTACTGGTTGGTCGATTGGGCCTTCTAACAGTAATGGGTACAGAGCTTATCTTTATGATTCATCAACGAGCGTTCAGCCTAATTATGGTGTTGGTATTGGAACTCAGCGCTTTGATGTTTACGCTGGTAACTCAAACATTTTTCTCGGACCTGATAAGGCGGAATTACGTGGTAGTGAATATGCGACTGTACATGGTAATAACAACACTTACCTAGAAGGCGGTAATCAACAGATTTATCTCCACAACGGAGAAGTCAACGTTGGTAACCCAAGCGACACAGGTAATCCTACTGGTGTCCACTTTCGTGTCTTCGGCTGGGGGTCTTTCAATGGATACGTAGAAGCCATGGGTTGGACGACTAAATCGACACTTTCTAGTAAGACAAGGATAGAACCGCTAGATACCACATACGCCTTAGATAGGATTGTAAAAACTGACTTAACAACCTTCCAATATCGAGAAGAAGTTAAACATGGTATGACCAAGCGTCATGCTGGTCCAATTATTGATGATGTGCACGATGTAGCACAATACAACACCCCTGATGAATTTATTAACGAACGGCGAACAGGACGTTCAGATGCCGATGTCATTGGTTATCTCATGGGAGCCGTTCAAGAACTTAACAAACAAATCGAACAATTAAAGGAGAAAATTTAATATGAATAACAATGAATTATTAGCACAAACCGCACGTGAATTAGCTGCACGGCTTTCTAATACCGAGATCGATCGGGCTAGTTTCAAAGCACAAGCAATTGGATTAACAAAGGAAAATGATCAACTAAAGAAACAAATTGAAGAATTAAAGGTTAAGTTACCAAAGGAAGATGATAAAAAGGAAGCAACAGTTGTTAAATCAGAAACAGTTCAAAAGAACAAGGTTGAAACGCAAACACCAGAAGTTGAACCCAAGGAAAAACAAGACCCACAAGCTAATAAGTAAGCTGTGGGCCTTTTTAATACAAAAATTTAGGAGGAATTAATCATGGAATTACAAACAAAAGAATTTACTTACATTTTCGATACTACTAGTGGAAAGTTTTTATATTTTCAGGTAACTCTTACTGGTAATCCGTCTGATGGTGAATATTTAAATAATCAATTACGAATTCATGAAGACGAATTGGGAGAAGGGAAAGCATATACTAGTGTCACAATGAATGATGTGGTTGCCATTGCTCGTAAGAAGTTGGCTGACTATGTAGCCGTTAAGGACACATCGGCACAAGCTAATAATCAATAGGAAGTGTTTTAGATGGCTAAGTTACTATGCTTAGGTGATTCAATCATGTGGGGAGTAACGGGTTTTGACGCTGCTCATCCAAGGGCAGACCCAACTATTCCTGACAAGATTGGTGAGCTAATTGGTGCTCAAGTAGACAATCGAGCTGTTAGTGCCACATCAGTTAATGATGGCGATAAATCGATGGTTTCTTTGTTACCAACAGTTAATTTAGCAGACTATGACTATATCATTCTTGGGTATGGAGCGAATGATTGGGGACTCAACAGAGAGAGCCTTGAAGCCTTAAAGAGTGGCTTAGGAATGTTCAGTTCCATGTTCTCAGTTTCAGGCAGTAAAGCTTATGTCTTAGTTGATCTGATGATTGAATCATTCATTAATAATGCAACAAATCTTGACAGTCCTAACCAGTTAGGAATTACACAAAACCAAGTCATGGACGTATTTAAGAATTGGGCAACAGAGAACAGTTATCATTATTATGATTGGCGAGAAGATCCAATTGTTACGCCAAGCAACTATAAGTCATTGCTTGGTGATGGTTGCTTACACCCCAATTTCGATACGCAAATGAAGATGGCACAACGATTAGCTGATTATATTAAATCAACTGCTAAAGATGTACCAACTGACCCAAGCAAGCCTGATGACAAGCCAATCAATCCTACAACCCCCATTAATCCAGATAAACCTAATAAGCCAGATAACAAACCGGATCAACCTGTTACGCCAGCTAAACCAGTTGTAAAGTTAATTGATCAAATTAAAATTGATCGCCTTAATGATTTATTCGGAATCGGCACTAACGTGAGTAACGGGGCAAAGAATGTTATCGGTAAGGTTAATGAGCTTTATAACAATCTTGAAACGATTATGGGAACTGATCCGCAAAAAGCTCAAATATCGTTAGTAATGCCAGGCAATGCATTAACAAGAAGCTTACGTAATTATGTGTTGGCGTCTTTTCAACAATTAGAAAGTGTTGTCAATGATGTGATTAAGGTTTGCAATGCTAATTGGATTGTTAATCCACAAACAGGCGATTCTACACCGACTCTGAACTTACAGAGAGTAGATCAGTTAGCAACTAACGATGTCTACAAGAAAGCGGTCAATGATAATTGGGGACAAATTGAAACTACCCTCAATAATTTAATTCAGTATCTTAATCAAGTGCTAAAAGGAGAGTGAAAGAATGGCAACAACAATCGATGAAGCTTATCGCAATGGCCGAGTGGTTCTTGATGTAACTATGTCTTCTGATAAAGTCGCCCGAATCGATGAAATGAATGGTCATCAAGGTGATAATGGACGGATTGTTAAATTTGTGATGGTGGGCCAACAAGGTCGTCCATTTAATATGGAAAACCGTAGCCTTGATTTAGTAGGGGTTGATTCTGCCGGAAAGACAAAAATTAGTGGCAATACGATGACAATGATTAACCCTTCATTAGGAACCTTGGACTTTACAATTCCGGGTGCTTTTTATCAACGAGTAGGCGACTATGATCGTGCTTATTTCCGTATTAAGGATAATAACGATCAAGTTATTTCGACTATTAATGTTATGTTTAGTGTTATTCAAGGAGTTGGCTATTTAACACAAGGCGATTCCCAAATCTACGATGGTAATATTGATAATCAGCTAGCTCAAATTGAGCAAAAAGTTGCAACCTTTACAAGCCAGCTTCAAAGTATGTTAAGTGGGACAACCGATGCGGCTAAAATCGCCCGTCAATCACTTAATGCCGTCCTATCTTCCATTCAAACTAATCAAGTTGCTACGTTAGGTGGTAATAATACATTTACGGGGCAAAATACCTTTCACGGAACTACCCAAATTGATAAATTAAATGGCAATGCTTTACAGCCTGCTTACGACTATGCTAACAATGCAATCAATGCGGCAAAGGCTAGTTTGGCCGATGATGAATCGGGTAAACAATACGATTTCAAAGCATGGGGAGTTAACGGTTGTCGCGCTCATGATGATGTTAAATGCACGCTTGTCAAGTTCAATAAATATGTCGGTTATTGCAAGCTTGAAGGAACGTTTGATTTTCCACCAATGAAACCTTATGAAGGAATGGAAGTTATTAATGTTGATAAGGCGGCAATGAACGGTGGTATCTATGCTTTCCCACGTTTGACAGCCCAGAACGAAAATAATGTTTTAATGTTTGATTACAACACTGGTGATAGTGGTCAAATCTGGATGCATCACCAGTCGAATAGCTATGATGCAACTAAGCCTGATCCAGAATATATTCAAATCGGTTGGTTCTGTTCCTGGCGGTAAGGAAGGTGGAAATAATGGCAAATCTTTTAGCATTTTTGTGTTCCTACGTTGTCGGATATGCAATTGCCATCGCTATCTATGAACTGGGCAAGAAACTACGTAGAAAATAGAAAGGAGAGATAAGATGCGAGATCTAACCATTGATGAAAAGTGGGGCGACTGGAAGTTCGGTGACACTGATGCAGTAATGACTTTCACTGCATTGGACGATGACCAAGTGCCCGACTTTACCAATCGGACATTAACGTTCAAGATTGCCAGTACCTTAAACAATGACTTAGAACACCCTAAGGACTTCACTGCTACGGCTACCGGGTATATTCAAGATAAGAATGTCATTCTTAAAACAGAAGACGTTAAACAATTAACTCCTGGCAACTATATTGTTGAATTGTGGGCGATGAGCAACGACACGCAGAAAGATGCTGTCTATCCCTCAAAAGGATTTGCTCAATTTACGATTGAAGAAAACTCAATGAAGGTATCAGATGTAACTAACATTCCATCAATGACAATTAATGCCTTTTGGAATGCGGTTATGCAAAAAGTGGGAAGATCGGAAGAGCGTCGTGT